CCCCAGTATTTGACCATATTCTGTCCGAATAGGCCTCTCCTGTCCACTTTAAACCTTGTAGACGCTTGATTTCTGTTTCGGGTAGGTCGGAGAAGCTATAAGCAAGTCCTGTCTGCTGTTGCAAGTCAAAAGTAGCCTTGTAGTAGCTATCTTTCATCAAGTCGCTGTAAAAGGCATCTGAGTCCTTCTTTTCAGAATGATAGATAGACTCACGCATACGGTCTAAATCGTCGCTCAAACGCTCTAAACGTTTCATGCGATAAGCATAAGCTGGACTATCTAAATCAGCAAGCAAGCGTTGAATATTCGGGTCATTCGGTCGAGCTTCGAGAACCTTGCGAAGTTCATTCAGGTCCTTTTGGTCTTTCATGTTTTTCAAAACATGACGAGCATCATGCTCACTCAAACCATAATCACGTTGAAACTTGTCAAAGATTTTGTTGATTTGCTTGTCTAAATAAGCTTTGGACTCTTTGTAGACTTTATCAAACTTGTCTGCTTGCTTCTCAGCCTTATCCATCTGCTCATAGATGAGATTAGCCTTCCTCTTGGTCCAGTACTCCTCGTTCTTCATCTGTCACCTCTTCGTTTGGCTTCGTGTTTACCTGGTTAAAGAATGGCACACGTTCCATATTCTTCTCTTTCTCTTCTTCGAGTTCTTCTAATTCAGCATCAGGGTCTTCAACGAATGGTAAGAGAGAAATAAGCTGACGAAGTGACACCTTACCTTCAAGATTATTGATAACCTGCGACAATTCAAGTAAGTTCTTAGGCAATCCACGGCTAAACTGTGGTACGATTGAGTGTGCCTCAAGAGCAATCTGCTGC